GTGGGTTGTCCTTGAAGTTCTCTAAGGAACTAAAGGCTGCATCCTCAAACCCTTTATAACGTCCTGCTTTGTACAGGGGATGTGTCTTAGGTACATAGTTGCCGTTGACCCACATACGCGCTTCATTTCTTTTCTTCTTAGTCTCTGGGTTGTCCTTATAGTAAAAAGGTCTGCCAGTTTTAGGGTTAATGCGTGTCTGCCCAACTGTTTCCAACTTTGTAATCTCCGGTGAGAGGGCAGTTGAGTTTGTAGTGGAGTCCTGCTGCTTCAATACAGCTAACTGCCAACCTTCCGAAAACCTCTGCTTTCTCTTGCTTGACCTCTGTCTGGATTTCATCGTGTATGTTTCCTATAATGTTGTATTGTATACCCCATATTGTAGCATATTCCTGCAACAAACACAAGGCTTTCTTCATCACTACGGCTCCTGCTGACTGCAATAGACTGTTCAGTGCAGCGTGTTCGGATCGTATTGACACCCGTCTTCTATCCAAGCTAAGAACATAGCCTCTTGTAGCCGCCACTCCAACTCGTTCTCGTAACTCTCTAAGAGCTGGCGTATTTGAGAGGAACTTTTCCTTAAGTCTTGCACCATCACGCTTAGTTCCTCCAACGATACTTCCGACCTTGGAGTCTCCTGCTCCATAAAGGAAAGCGTATATAAAAGTCTTTGCTTGATCTCTAGTGTCAAGGCCCGCAGCCAACTGGTTTGCCGTGTGAATATCTCCATTGAGAATTTCATTAGTATAGTCCTCGTCATTCATGTAATGGGCCAGCATGCGTAACTCTAAACCACTAGCGTCACAACCCACAAGTTTGTACCCTTCTGGTACAGTCCACACATCTCTACATTGCTTGCCGTAAGGCGAGTAGACTGCTGGAACCTGTCCCATGTTGGGGCTTGAGTGTGTCATGCGGCCTGTCACAGCGCCACAAGCATTGACGTACCCGTGTACTCTACCATCATCCTTAACTGCATCTAACCAACTCTGCACCTGTGCTACACGCTTCTGTATCATCAGGTACTCGCCAATCAAAGATGCCTGTGGTATGCCCTCCACTTTACTTAGCACTGCCTCGTCAACGATAGGCTGTCCTGTCTCAGTGAACTGCTTAGGCTTCCAGCCAAAGTATTGTAGGTAACGTCCTATCTGCTGTCGTGAACCCAAGTTAAACACTGGGTAGTCAAGACGGCTGAAGGGTGCGACCACAGTAGTCCATTGTTCGCCTAGAAATTTAAGCCCAACAACCGAATGCGTACCATCTTTCTTAATCTTGGGGGTAATCTCTTTGACAAATGTTGGTAATGGTTTGAAAGTTTGTAACACTTCATCTTCAAGGTCATACTTCTTCTCCTTTAGTTCTGCTAATAATAAAAAGGCTTTCTCTTGGTCTAGCTTCCATCCTGCTTTGATTTGCTGCGAGATAATACTTTGTACTCTATGCTCAAGATCAACGCTCTCGCTTCCAAAGCCATCAAGTTCAGTGAGCAATCTCTTGTAAGCCAAGACATTAACTGCAACATCTTGTGAACAGTAGTCCACCATATCCTGCGAAAAGTTATCCCAATCACTGTGTTCTCCTTTTGGTTGTCCTAGTATATTGCCCCAGTTCTCCAGCGAGTGACCGCCTTCGCGCTGTGGGTTAGCTAATCGTGACATGACTAGCGTATCAGTAATTTTACACTTACTAAAGTCTGCACCTAACAGTCTTTCCAAAACAGGTATGTCATAGTCAATGATGTTGTGACCTATCAACTCACACTCACCCTGCTCCTCTAAAAACTGATTGAAGCGTCCTATCTCAACACCGCTTTGGTTTATGGTGTACTTATTATTTGTACCTAGCTCACGCATACAGATACACCATACCTTATCAGGGTTAAGACCATTGGCTTCAATGTCGAATACAAACTGTCTCATTAGAACTCCGCTTTATCATCCGGTACTGGACAGTTAGTCTCGATCATGCGACCAGACTCCTTATCGTAGTACAGGTAACATGCGGGGCCAGTCAGTCCAACAAATCTATTCTTCAACACACGAACGCAAGTAGTGTTCCGTATCTCAGGGTCAGCGTGTTGCTGATCTCGCTCTAACCCCAGAACTATGTCGCTAAGTTGCGCGATTGCCGCTGATCCTCTGAGTTCTCCCAGACTGATCTTGCCGCCATCCTCATGCGCCTTGGCTCCACTTGGTCTGCGTAGGTGTGACACAAGGAACAACCCCACGCCTGTCTCCTGCACTAGCTTGCGGAGATTGGTCATAATGCTGTCAATAGCCTTACGCTCGTCACCATTGTCCTGATCGCTGACAACAATACTGAGGTGGTCAAGGATAATCCACTTGCAGTCCAGTCCCTTAGCCATGTAGCGTATGCGTCCTAGCAGGTTATCCTCATTGGTGCTGCCCCAGTGATCGAACATAAAGATACGCCCTGACCCCATCGTCCTGTCCCAGTATCCCTTCTTCTCGTCCTGAGTTACTGTCTTGTCCAAGTGCAGTTGCTTGTTAGCCTCGATAGACATGATGCCTAACGCTGTCTTGGGGATGTCCTCCTCCAGTGCAAGGATACCTATGTTGTCATCTGTCGCACCCAGTAGGTAATGCTCTAGCTCCCTGACAATCTGTGACTTGCCCATGCCTGAGCCTGATGTGATAGTCACAAGCTCCTGCCTACGGAAGCCATGGGTGTACTCGTTAAGGCAAGACCACGGGTAGTCAATGGACTTGACGTTGGACTGCTTGATGATCATGTCCCACGTTTCATTACCTGCAACGATACCATCTGGACGATATGCCTTGGCGTTCCACCACTCCTTAACAAAGTCCTGCACCTTACGAGCCTTGAGCATGTCACCTGCATCCTTCATGGATAGCTCAACATTCTTAGCCTTGTTAGGTGTGAACAGGTCAAGCACTGAACGTGCCGCCTCCTGCCCTGCCTTGTCACTGTCAAAGCAGATCACTACATTCTCAAAGGACTCTAGCCATTCGAGGTTTGCTTTGATGTCTTTGGTTGCACCTGCTGCACCTGATCTGATGGAGACAACAGGCCACTTGCCGTCAAACATCTCGTTGACTGCCAGTGCATCAGCCTCGCCCTCTGTGATCGTAATGTATTTGCCGCCACCCTTGAACGCCTGCTGGCCGAACAACGCTGCATTCTCAAAGCCTCCTGTTGCATAGAACGATTTGTTTTCTACTATCCGTACCTTAGTTCCTGTCACCGCACCTGTGTCCTTGTCGTGGTACGGGTAATGATGCTTGACAATTTGTCCGTCTGTGCCGTACTCAACTGTAACACCATAGCGTTGTGCTGTGGCTTGGTTGATACGCCTGTCGGGGATTGCAGCTATTACTCCTGTCATTTCTAATGACCTCGCTGGTTTCTGTTGGATGCTGATAACCTGACCATCACCTCGCTCGTAGTGTGAACAGCCGCCCGTGAAGCAGACGGCATGCCCATCAGAGTAACGAGCCAAGTTATCCTTAGAGCCACACGCAGGGCATGGCTCATGTTGGACAAAGGTTGACTCAACTGTCATTAGAAGTCCTCACCGCCTTCCTGCTCTGCAACTTCCAGTACCTTGATCTTGTTAAGGTAGGTGGACGTTCCGTGGACAGGATGGGGCTGACCTTCTGCCCACAGTAGACGCACCTTAGAGCCGCGACCAATGCGACCAGCAAAGGGCTGACCATCTGCATCCATCACAGGTACATCATATTTTGTACTAAACTTACGTTGCTTAGTACCCTCGTACTCGCGCAGCTTGACACCCATACCAGCCAACTGCTCTGCTGTGGTGTCGTCTAAGCTAATGACAACTGAATACTTGCCAGTGGATTGACCCTGATACATCTCGTGGGTGTCTAGGTTTTCAAACGCTATTGTGCCTTCTACTACTGCCATAATTACTATCCTTCTAGGTTGTGGTTTGATACTACTTAAGTATCGTTTGGTTAAAACTTTAAAGATTAATACTAAACATTTCCCTTTAATACCTGAATATTATATCAAGCATTGACCAGCCTGTCAAGCTCCTCTTTGTTTAAATTATCAAATACTTTGTTGACCTCCTCCAATACCGCATCATTAGAGTGTGCAGCGCATTCATTACACAGGTCAAGATGCTGGCCTGTTTGGTGGTCAATCCTTTTTAGTTCGTACTCGTTCAGTATAACGTCACACGCTTTACATCTACTCATTGGGGAATACCTCGTTGTGTTTGCTTACCATGTCGCCATAGGGGTTGTTGTAGTACTCGTCACGCATCTGCTGTGCTACTCTGGATGTCAACTCAGATAACGACATGCAGTATACCTGATACTCAATCAACTCGTCAACCATGACATGTGCTTTGGGTTCAATCCAATCGCTAGGCTCGTAACCTATCATGTGTTCTTTAATCTTGCTCACTCATCCACCTCCTCATATACACGACCAAAGCTGATCAGAATGAAGGGCAAGTGTAGTAGCACACCTTCAAAGGGCATGGCGTAGGTTTCGCCAGTCTCCTTGTTAGCACACCACACCGCCCTGCTATCTGCGAACTCAAGGAACAAGCCGCACCCATTAATCAACTCTATGCTCAACATTCTACCAAATATCATCATAGCTCCTGCTCCTCTAGTATACGCTGTACCTTGTTGTCTATAGCCTCGCAGATAGGGTTGGCTGACATGTCCGACATGCAGATCATTGGCTCGCCCTCGCTGCCGTTGCAATAGATCAGATAGAACCAGCCGACACCTTCGCCAGCAGAATCACAAGGAATAATAACATCCTCACCTGACTGCGACATGGCCTCCAGTATCTCAGCAAAGTCCTTAGACTCCACCAGACAATCATCCTCGCCATCATTCACAGTCACAGAATACCCTGCGTCCAGTATCTCCCTGATCAAAGTATGGCAGAGCATACGGTCATAGATGTTACAATACTCAGGGTAATTGGGTTCAAACTTTAGTGCATAGCTCATTGTTCCTGCTCCTCTAGCCATTTATCATCGCCCTTTATATCCGCGATTGCCTCGTCAATCTCCCACTGCTCCATGGGTGCATAATCATCTGCATCATCAAGATACTCGTCACCATGCAGCCAGTCTTCGCAACTACCATTCCAGATTCTTTGTAACATGTTATAACTCCTATTAAAACCAAGTGGACATGGGGTTGGACAGTATCCAAAAGAATCCAACCCACATTAAATAACTCAGTGCTGCAATGGTACTCCACCCCAGCACATCTGTCAAGAACTCCCTGCGATACTCGCGCTCCTGCTCTTTGATCATTTGCCTACGCTTTGCGCTATTCATCGTTATGCTCTCCAATCTGGTGTTATTGTGTCGATAGTGTAGCCTAACTGCTCTACAAGCTCAAGTGTTTCTTTGGTCAGGGTCTTGCAGCCCGACAGTCTAGCGAATGTCTCAGCGTTGTTACAGGCCGGATAGATAACATTCCGACCATAGCTCTGCTTGACCTCAATCAGTATTGACTTGCTCATTACGCCACCTCATCATAGTCTGGATCACATTCACTGGTTGAAGTCAACAGGCAATCAATACGCTCCTGTGACACTGTAAGCGCATCACAGCCAGCCAGCCACTTATTGATATGTTTGGTGGTGGTGACGCTGTAACGCTCTGCTGTGCGTACCAGTGAGCCATCAGTCAGGCGTGCAGCTACTGGTGTCTCGTAGCTAAAAAATACTTGTGCAAATCCTAGGTCTAGTTCAGTCATGTTACTAGCTATCTGTTTAATTTTCATCTGTACTGCCTCTTGGTTTAGTTGGTTTAATAGTGCCCACTGTACGCCAATGGACACGATAAAACAACTCCTATTTAGCTTGCATCAACTATTTTATATAGCGCCTTGATAGGCTTTCGGCTTCTCTTACAGTTGGGGTGGTCGGCCATCTCGCCATCACGAACTGCGGTGATGTGGCCTCTGGTGTGGATCAGATAGCGGCCCTCTGTTGGGATGTTCCTGCTGAAAGTCATCAGCGTTTTACCATAGCGATCAGCCCTCACAGGCACTACTTCTTTGCCATGCTCTACCAATAGGCTATGCGTATCCCGTGAATAAACGCCAGTGCCTTTCCTGCGGAAGCCTCTGCTCTCTAACTTGGCCTTGGCAATGCCAAAGCTCCAGTCATTGATCACCGCTGCCGCGATAACTGCACAAAAGTTTGTATCTCCGTAATATCTGCGACCAACACGGGCCAGCTCGTCATACGAATGCTTGATTACTTTGTGTTTTTTCATCTCAATTACCTCCAGTTATTCACCACAACCCCCAGCTTCCTAGTGGTTCCGGTGAATAACCGCTGATCTCTCCGGTACTACTTAGCGGCCACCTTCGCCCGAAAGCTACTTCCCGCCATAACCGGATCAATCTTGGTTACTCGATCCTGATTCACTCCACTTTCACAACCTTGCATGCCACGGCATCTAAGGGTTGTTACCGTTGTCTACTAGTGGTAACACTCAGGTCAAGACTGCGATATAAGCTCGGTGTTAAATTAATCAAAGCCCGTGGACTTTACTAACACTAGATATTGATCCCGCTTATACCTCTACCATTCTCAGACACGTTGTTGCTGTGTCGTCTTGATGGTTCCCATGTTAGACCTTTGAGAGACTGATGCTTATCTATTTGCGACATAGATATATCTGGTTGCGACAATCTACAATCTTTTTTATCTACCTACATCTATAGCAATTTATTTGTGGCTGCTTGTGGCTTTCCTTATGTACCTAGCATAGCTGATTACTTGTGTCAACCTGTATATTCATACAGTGCTATAGGTATCCACATGGACACTCACACTTGCCCTTGTGGAATCTTATGCAATACCCGTGCCAACATGGTAGCCTGTGGATAACTTGTGGATAACTTGTGGAAAACCTGTGGATAAAGGCCCCGGGGGGTGTGGATAACTTTTGTCTACCTGTGTAGTACCCGCTGGTATACAAAAAAAGGTGAAATTAGGATACATGTATAAGTCTTGTGAATACTTGTAAGCCTTTGATATGCATAAGGAAACACAAGCTGGCCCTTAAGTAGCCGCAGGTTATAAGAAGGGACATCATTAGAATAAAAAAGTATGACATGTGTGGGGAACTTTGGGCTAGGCTGGCGGTCTAAAGAAACTTAAGGATATATAGTAAATAGTGCTTGACTTTAGAACAGAAGTATGCTATAATATCTAGTATAATATAGAGACAAAGGCAACCAAGCGCCTTAAGTATACTTAAGAACCCTTTAAGGATATTCTTTAAATAATAATTAAAGTATAATCCTAAAGAATACTTAAGTATACTTAAGATAACCAAAGGAGTAGACCTTGAGTAGTAAGGATTCAAAGGTTGGTCAGACCGCGAAGCGGGTTGGGCGGCCAAAAAAAGGTTCAGTAGCGTCAAAAACCAAGGGTAAACGCAACGCAGTAGGGCGACCCAAGGGAGATGCAGCGGTAATTAACGAATACAAGGCTAGAATGCTGGCATCCCCCAAGAGTAGGAAGGTGTTGGACGCGATACTTAACGCAGCCTTGGACGATGAACATAAGAATCAGGCAGCGGCTTGGAAGCTCTGCATGGATAGACTACTACCCGTCAGTTACTTTGAGAAAGACAAGGGAACCAACGGCAAAAGTGCTATTAATATTTCCATTACTGGTGTCGGTGGTGAGACTACCGTTATCTCTGGTAATGAAGAACCCATAGAAGGGGAATACACAGATGTATAATATCAATGAAGAC